AGGGACCAGACAATACTACTCGGCGATGAAAGAACACATAAAGGAGCAGACCAATGGAAGAAAAAACACTAACTCTCGGCAGTCTATTTGACGGATCGGGCGGGTTTCCGCTCGGCGGTATCCTTGCCGGGATCACTCCCGTTTGGGCATCGGAAGTAGAACCATTCGCCATTCGGGTAACGTCAAAACGAATGCCGTATTTGAAACATTACGGGGACATCTCGCAGATGGATGGAGCGAAGATCGAACCCGTGGATATTATAACCTTCGGCTCGCCCTGCCAAGATATGTCGGTGGCAGGGAAAAGGAGTGGCTTGGACGGATCTCGTTCGAGCCTTTTTATGAAGCCGTAAGGATCATAAAAGAAATGAGGAGAGCAACCAATGGAGAAAAACCAAGATATATCGTTTGGGAAAACGTCCCCGGCGCTTTCTCAAGCAACAAAGGACAGGACTTCAAAGCCGTCCTCGAAAGCGTCATCGGCATTGTCGAAGCGGGCACCGAGGTGCCTATGCCTGAAAAAGACGAGTGGCCCTATGCCGACTGCTATCTGGGAGACGGATGGAGCCTTGCGTACCGAGTATTCGATGCTCAATACTGGGGAGTACCCCAGCGGAGACGTCGAATCTACCTTGTCGCAGATTTTAGAGGTAGGGGTGCCGGAGAAATACTATTTAAGTCCGAGGGCTTGTCTGGGTATTCTGCGGAGGGCTTCCGTGCGTGGCAAAGAGCTGCCAACGGTACTGAAGATCGCCTTGGAGAAACAGGCATCGGCTTTGACGGATACAACGGGAGCGTAGACGAGAAGGCTGCGACCCTTGGGGTTAATTGCGGGATGTCCACCGGGCGAAACGGAGTCGTTTTGAATGACCAAGGCGGTAACCGAATGGATATCACCGAAGATGTCACTTGCACACTCCGTGCGGAGGCGCATCACCCGCCTTGCGTGATGTTCGAGAACCACTCCCAGGACACAAGGTTCAAAGGCCCGGTCAAGGTTGCACAGACTCTTGCGAGTTCGCTCGGAACCGGGGGCAACAATCAGCCTTTCGTGGTGACACCGAAAACACTCAAGATCCGTAGCGGAAAAGAAGGTGGCGGGAAGGGCGCACTCGTCCAAGATGACAAGTCCGCAACCCTCGCAACGAACAATGATCAGACACTATTCGTTCCGCAGAACTGGGACGGAAAGCAAGTCGCACCGACCCTGACAAAACAGAATGCGGGTGGTAGTCAGCGGATGCCGGACAAGGAGAACTTCAACTGTGTGTTGGAGCCGTTCGGGATCTCCGCAAAGGACAGTAACGCAATGAAATCGCCGAACCCGCATAGTGGAATCTACAAAGCGGATACTTCGAGAACTGTCGACACGAGCGGTGGGAATCCGTCCTGCAATCAAGGCGGTATTGCTATTGTTTGTGTGGATATGGGTGGTGGCAAATCGTCCTGCGGAGTATCCGAGGATAAGACTCCGACTCTCGCTTGCACACATGGTGGCGAACCCGCTATCTGCATCCAGGGTTCGATGATCGGACGCAAGGACGAGAACGGTCCCCAGGGGAGCGGTATCAACGAAGAGAAATCGTTCACACTCAATGCGACCGACCGCCACGCAGTATACGGCATCGGCAGAGATGCGTTCAATCAAGGGCAGAACGCGAAGTACCGTCCCGCTATCGAAGAAGAAGTCCAACCTACTATGGTGGCGAAAGGTCCCGGCGCAGTTGCCGAAGTGGAAGACCGAGGTGACTATACTGTTAGAAGGCTCACCCCGACCGAGTGTGCCAGATTGCAGGGCTTTCCCGATTGGTGGTGTCAAGGTCTTGAAACCGAGCATCCAACCGATGAGGAAGTCTACTTCTGGTATAAGGTTTTCGAGACTTATCGGAAGATAACCGGGGAAGGCAGAGAGAAAACGGACAAGCAACTTCGAGCTTGGCTCAAAGACCCGCACAGCGACTCTGCGGAGTATAAACTGTGGGGGAACGGGGTGGCTTTGCCGTGCGTTTTCTTCGTACTTTCGGGTATTGTTTGGGCGCACGAAAAATTATCAAAATAGTATCAATTATTGCGCCGATATGACTGGATATATTTCCCCGGTAGAGGTAATATGGGACTACCAAATTTGAGGAGGTCAGATATGGCAAACGAAACCGGGAAAACAGCTCGGCTGGATGAACTGAAAGCCGAACTGAAGGCGATCTGCGAAAAGAGCGACACCCGGCTCTCCGGTATGGAATTCTTAATCAACTACTATATCAAGAGCCTGGGTTGGACGGAAGAGCAAGCATACGAGTATGCGATAGGGCTTTTCCATAACGGCACGATCAGCCAAATCAAGTTATTCGGAAAGGACGGAGAAGAACTATGAAAGACGGAATAAGCAGAGTGATGCTGGAGCAACTTCGAGAATGCTATCCGGCAGGGACAAGAGTGGAACTTGTAAAGATGGACGATGTCCAGGCTCCGCCCGTAGGCACTAAAGGTACGGTAGTTGGTGTGGACGATATAGGCACGATCCACGTGAAGTGGGATACGGGTTCTTCGCTCGGCATAGTAGCCGGGGAGGACCTATGCAGAAAGGTGTACTGATACCAACTACCATCCAAAAAAGGAGATATCGAACTATGTCGAAATGTGAAGTATGCGGAAAAGAAATGTTGACTTCCGTAGGCTGTGGAGCCCACACCGTCCATATCAACGGGAAGGTGTATCAGCGGATCAAATACGGAGAAGAGAGTATGGATTGGGGTGCAGGAGAGGGGCATAGATGCCATGACTGCGGAGCCCTGCCGTACCACTATCACCATTGGGGATGCGATGTCGAAAGGTGTCCCGCTTGCGGTGGTCAGCTGCTCTCTTGCTCTTGCGAAGATGTCTTTATCCGAGGCAAAAAGCAGGGCTGAAAAGCCGTTCATAAAAAGTCGAAAAAGTCAAGAATATCCGCAAAAATAAATATAAAAAAATCTCGATTTATCTTCCGAATATGACTGGATATATGTGTGTTTTAGAGTTAATATACACACAACAAAACGAAGAGGGCAACAGCCCGGACGGAGGATAAAAATGAACAACAAAGTTGAAACCCAAATCGCCGAGATGAAAAAGCAAACGATAGGCGTGGAAATCGAGATGAACAACATCACCAGGGAGAACGCAGCGAAGAAGGTTGCAGAGTTTTTCGGAACAACCGCCTGGAATGCAGCAAGCCAATACGGATACTACGCTTGGGCTTGCAAAGACCAACAGGGCAGGGTTTGGAAATTCCAAAGGGACGTGAGCATCGCAGGACCCGATGCGGAGAAATGCGAAATGGTAACACCCATCCTCAAGTACGAGGATATGGAGACCTTGCAAGAGATCGTTAGGCTTTTGAGAAAAGCCGGAGCGAAGAGCGATGCGACCAGGGGATGTGGGGTTCACATCCACATCGGAGCGAACGGACACAACCCGCAAACGCTCCGCACCCTGGCGAACATCATGGCAAGCCACGAAAACCTCATCACCGAGGCATTGGCGATTTCGAGCCACCGCATCGAGGATTACTGCAGAGTAGTCGACAGACGGTTCTTGGACCAGGTCAACAGAAGAAAGCCCAAGACGATGGCAAAACTCGCCGACATTTGGTACGACAGCCAAAACGCAAGGTACGGGAGAAACGAGCATTACAACAATTCGAGATACCATATGCTCAACTACCACGCAACCTTCACGAAGGGAACGATAGAGTTCAGACTCTTCCAATTCGATGCCCCGGCGGATGGCAAGCAGAACGGACTCCACGCAGGGCAACTTAAGAGCTACATCCAACTTTGCCTGGCACTTTCCGAACTTGCCAAAGAGATGCGGAACGCAAGCAGCAAACCGCAACAGCACGAAAACCCCAAATACGCAATGCGGACGTGGCTCCTTCGCCTGGGGTTCATCGGAGACGAGTTCAAGACGGCAAGGGATGTCCTTACGAAGAGACTTTCGGGGGACGGTGCATTTAGAAACGGCAGAACGGCATAAAAGGAGATAATGACAAATGAGTAGATTTTACTTGGCTTATGGCAGCAACCTAAACAAGGCGCAAATGAGTATGCGGTGTCCCGATGCAAAGGTAGTCGGGACCGCCTACATCGAAGGATACCGACTCCTATTCAAAGGAAGTCGGACGGGATCATACTTTACTATTGAAAAGGAAAAAGGATACCGAGTCCCCGTGGGGGTGTGGGAAGTGTCCGAGAAGGATGAACTGCACTTGGATTGGTACGAGGGATACCCGACCTTTTATTACAAGAAGAAACTCAAGGTGACGTTGGAAGAGACAGGAAAGGAAGTGGATGCTTTCGTCTACATCATGGACGAAAAGCGACCGCTCGGAATGCCGTCACCGGGGTATGTCCGAGTATGCAAACAAGGGTACGAGGACTTCGGCTTTGACAAAGCCTATGTCGAAACGGCGATAAACGATACCATAGGAGGAATGAAAAATGAGTTCTAATGACAATGCGAGAGTTGCGAGGGTTTGCCCCAGATGCGGGAGAACCTATACCGAATACCCGGCTCTGTCCAGGGTGGACAATGAGACGGCGATTTGCCCCGATTGCGGGACGAAAGAGGCACTCGACAGCCTTGGAATAAGCCTCGAAGAGCAGTCCGAAATCATCGGAAAAATCCACGAATTCAAGGCTGAAAAAAGATAAAAAAATTATCAAAAATCTTGCGAAAATGACTGGATATATATCTCTTTTAGAGTTAATATACACATACAAAAAGCGAAGGAGATACGAACATGACAGAAGCAAACGCAATGAACAAAGCAAAGGCCCTGGTTAGAGACCACAACGCATACCGCAAAATGAGATACGCAGACGCTTGCGCCGACTACCGCCTTGCCCTCGACCACCTCATCCATTTCGCCGGAAGAAAAGGCTGGAAGATCACCTACACGGTTTCGAGAGCCGGATACATCACCCTGGGTTAAGAGGAGGACGAAACGATGTGGACAGAAGGAAGAATTGAGGTAAGAGGCATCACGTTCCATTACTGGGTCAAGGTTTATGACGAAGGTTCGGTTTACGGGATCAACGAAGGTCGGATCTCCAAACTCACCATTCGGAACGAGAAGACCGGAGCGGATGTTGCCAACTATGATAGGGGTTGGGACATCAAACCGAAAACCCAATCCGCTCAAAAGGTAGTCGATACTCTTCTTGAAAGGTATGCGGGCTAAACAAAGAACCTAACGAAGTTACCACACTTCAAATTTAATACGAGAGCAGTCCTAAACGGGGCTGCTTTTTCGTTACCAAAACGGAGGAGCTATTTTGCGAAAACTGAAAAAGTATGTACCTACAAAGTTCAAAGCAAATGACTCCGTCTATGATAAAAACGCAGCCGATTTCGCCGTCAATTTTATCGAATGTCTCTGTCACACGAAAGGCACGTGGGCGGGAAAGCCCTTCGAGCTTATCGACTGGCAAGAGCAGATCATTCGGGACTTGTTCGGAACCCTAAAGCCGAACGGCTATCGGCAGTTCAACACGGCATATATTGAGATCCCGAAAAAGCAGGGCAAGAGCGAACTTGCGGCGGCAGTCGCACTACTCCTTACTTGCGGAGATGGAGAAGAGAGAGCGGAAGTTTACGGATGTGCCGCAGACCGCCAGCAAGCAAGTATCGTTTTCGAGGTAGCAGCCGATATGGTTCGGATGTGTCCGGCACTCAACAAGCGGGTCAAGATCCTGGCGGCAACCAAGCGGATCATCTACTTGCCTACGAACAGTTTCTATCAGGTGTTATCTGCCGAGGCATACAGCAAGCACGGTTTCAACATTCACGGGGTGGTGTTCGATGAACTTCACACCCAGCCGAACCGAAAGTTGTTTGATGTTATGACGAAGGGGTCGGGCGATGCAAGAATGCAACCGCTATACTTTCTGATCACCACGGCGGGAACGGATACACATAGTATCTGCTATGAGACCCATCAGAAGGCGAAAGACATCCTGGAAGGTCGCAAAATCGATCCTACTTTCTATCCCGTTATCTATGGGGCAGAACCGGACGAGGATTGGACAGACCCCAAGGTGTGGAAGAAGGCGAATCCATCCCTGGGTATCACCGTAGGCATCGACAAGGTGCAAGCAGCGTGTCTTTCTGCAAAGCAGAACCCTGCCGAAGAGAACGCTTTTCGACAACTCCGACTCAATCAATGGGTCAAGCAAGTGGTGCGCTGGATGCCGATGGACAAGTGGGACAGTTGCGAAGTCCGCTTTGACGAAGAAGAACTTGAAGGGCGGGTTTGCTATGGTGGGTTGGACTTGTCATCCACATCGGATATCACGGCTTTCGTGTTGGTGTTCCCGCCCACGGCTGATGATGAAAAATACTATGTCCTACCATACTTCTGGATGCCTGAAGAAAACATTCCGATAAGGGTTAACAAAGACCACGTACCATACGATCTGTGGGAGCGACAAGGTTTGCTGAACAGTACCGAGGGTAACGTGGTGCATTACGCATACATCGAGAAGTTTATCGAAAATCTCGGGGAGCGGTTCAACATCCGTGAGATCGCATTCGACCGATGGGGTGCGGTGCAGATGGTGCAGAACCTCGAAGGTATGGGCTTTACGGTCGTTCCGTTCGGGCAGGGATTCAAAGATATG